GAGAGTTCTCCCGCCGTCCCTGAAGCGTATAGAATCGTTCCTATGGCGTAGGCGTTTGTACTAATCCCTCGGAGTTCCCCGTACGTACGCGCGTGTCCCGTTCCTCCGATTGCCAACTGCTCCTCCGCAAGTCCTACCAGATACATAGGGCTATCTACGTCTAAGTCGAACAGGCCTACCGAAACTTTATCTCCGTGGCTGCCTATGGCCTTGAGTAGCTTTCCCTTTGCGATAACAGACCCTGAACCGTTAAATACTGCCATATCGAGAGCGCGAGGCGCTCCGTTAATCCACTCCGCCGAAACTTCGTCGTATATCAACGCGTCGTGGTCCAGAGGGTCCGTTATCGTAACGTCATCGAGGTCATCGAGCGAACCTCCGCCGCCTCCAGTCGTTAAGCTAACTACCCCGTTCCCTTCGTCGGTTAGGGTTCCGTTCGCTACTTTGATAGTATTAACCGAAAGCACATCCACGGTCCCGTCCTGCGTGAGAATCCGAAGAAGGCCCCTCCGTGCGTAGACGAACCCGCCCCCTTCAGGTTGTACCCCGTCGATAGGAGCGTCGCACGCGCTACGGTCATACGGGAGTTGGATACCCAGTTCCAAAAGAACCCCCGCGAGGACGTTCGACCCCGCTTCTTGCAGAGGGGTAACCGTGGCGTTTACCACTTCGTAATCCTCCGAGAAGATGAAGATATTACCCCCGTTCGCGATATCTGCGAGGATGTCCTCCGCGCATTGTTCCGCGTCGCTTACTATCTCCTTTTGCCGCTCTGTCTTTGATTCGTAGTGGCTGGGGAGGTCGAAGATATATACCTCGAAGTCCAGCGTTTTCGTGGTGTCCTCGTACGTAGCCCCCGTATAGACTACGTGCATAAGCGGGTACGAATCGAACTTCTGCAGGTCCACGTCTTCCGGGGACCCAAACGAAAAGGACCGGATAAAGAAGTGGTTATCTGCGAAGTCTTCGAACCGCTTTATAATGGTGTTTAGAGTAATCATTACGGGGTGTTTTGGGCCTTAAAGGAGGATATTACCGTCTTTGCTTTAACTCGTGCGCAAGGTCTTTTAAGAACGCGAGGTGTTGGAGGGTGACGTTAATGGGCTTTTGCGTGACCTCTTCCATACGGAGGAAATCCTCTCCCGCCAACTGGTAGAGCGCCGGGTACCACTTCCATTTGTCTGCAAGTGCCGAACCGCCTCCTCCGCCTCCAGTAAAGACGCTTGCAAAGTCTGAAGCCGTACGATTCTTGTATTCCAAAAAAAAAGCAGGGCACCCGAAAAGAGGTCGGCGGGCATCTTCTTAAACGGCTCCGCGTCTTCTTTGGCCGTGTATGCCTTCAGCTTGTATTCTTTGCCTACGTGATACTTCAGGGGCCGATACAGTACCGACATGATACGGTGAGCGTTTGCCCAGAAGTCCTCCTGATAGCTTTCGCAGTCAATCCATTCTCCCGTGGTGAACTCGTCCCAGTCTTTAATAAATCCGTACTTCTTCCCTTCGAGGGTTATGATAGGTTCGTGCCGCGCTTCTTCGGGAATGTGGTTTACGCGGTTTAGTATTTCGTAGATGTCGCCCATCGGAATAGTGCGGGCTTCTTGTTCCGAAATATCACAAACGGCGCAAACCTTTTGCAGGTCTGTAGACTTTGTGCAAAGGACCTGTAACTGCCCTAGGGTTAGCTGGCTCCAGTTGGTAGGGTAACGCATCGAGGAAATAACGGGAAGAAGTGATTTCCTCAAAGTTAGGGCATAAAAAAAGGCCCCGGAGGGCCTTCGCTTCGTTTAGGCAATTGTGTACCGCTTTCCGTCTACCTCTGTCCTTCCGCTGAAGGGCTCGATGTATCCGGTTTCGGTGAGAACTTCAACCCATGTACCGAACTGGTCCGAGAATTGACCGATAACGGTTAAGCGGTAGTCAACGTTGCAAGCGTCGTTGTAAAGGACTGTCGTGCCGAAGGGGAGGTTTGAAAAGGTCATGTTTTCCGTTTGTTTGATGAAGCAAAGATAGGATACCACTTCTAACCTTCCAAACTTTTCCCTAACTTTTTTTCACCCTATGCGGTACCTACCGTAGTTCGGGTTACTCTGGTTGAACATAGCCGCATACCTCGCCGCGTCTATGGCGTGGTTAAATGCGTCTACAGGTTCGTTGAGGTTCTTCCCGTTTTTGTCCTCCTTCCACTTGTAGTTCCGTAATTCTTTAATCAGGTTTAAGGACCTGGAGGTAACCGCCAAAGGCTTGGAGTGGAAGAACTGAATTCCCGCACGTACGGAGTCGGGACCCTTCCGCGCCGGGTGTACGTTCATCCCGTACCCGTGTAGTTCGTCTATAGACTTTGGTTCGGCGCTGTCTGCGATAACGGTGTTCTTCCCTACCTCCGATTCGAGCAGTTGGAATATCTGCCTATTTGAAAGGCCGTTCTGGTATAGTACCTCATCGAGCAGGAACGCTTCCCCGTCCGAGTAGACCGCTACGCACGCCGTCGGGTCGTTCGTGTACCCGAAGTCGAGCCCGTAGGCTACCAGCTTAAACCGTGGGTCTATGGTTTCGGTTTGGCTCCAGTGGGTGAGGATTGTGGTTCGGGATTGTCCCCGCTCTCCGAGTCCGTAGATTCTCCAGTAGTTGGGGTCGGCCACTTGTAACCGTTCAATTTCGGTAACGAGGGACGGTTCAAGGAAGGGGTTATCTCGGAACGTCGACTGAAAGAACGTGGCATCTTCTCGAGGTATTACGTGGTCGTATATCCAGTGGAATTCGTCGGACGGGTTGTAGTCCAAAAGTACCTTACCCGTGGTTCGGATAAGCAACTGCCTGAAGTCTTCGAGGTTTAGTTCGTTCGCCTCGTTTATGAAAAGTACGTCTCGCTTGCGTCCGCGTATCTTCTGGGGCTGGTCAATACTGATAAATTCTATCAGGTTCCCCTCGAGGATATAGGTAGCGTCGCTTTTGTTGTGGTTTACCTCCGTGTAGATTGCTTCGCGCTTAAGTACCTCGAAGAAATCCCGCATAACGGAAGCACGGAGGGCCGGGAAGGTCTTTCGGCAAATGGTGAGTACCGCTCCGCCGTTTGGGTTCCTGTAGCAAAACTCGACCAGCGAAAGGAGGATAGAATACGTTTTACCCGAACGGGTACCGCCCTGGTGTACCTGTATTCGGGTCTTACAGTTGCGTACGTCGTAGTACGTCTTCGCGAGTTTCAAAGGCCTTCGCCGTTAAGCCATGAAAGGGGCGAGCGTTCCGTTACCTCTATTTCCTGCCGCTCGATATATCCGCGCTTCTTTCCTTTGGTCTTCAGGTAGAAGATAGTCGCGGCGGGGTTCCCCTCTTTCACGAGTTTGTACAGGTGCGATTCTGCGAAGTCGATAACGCTTTCTTGGATGGACTCTACCGCCGCTTTGTAGGCGGGGTCTTCGCGCAACCAAATATAATGACTGCCGCGAGCAATGTTTGACATCTTACAAGCAGTAGAGACAATACCCAAAGACTTCTCAAGGGCTTCCAACATGGCCACCTTTTTAGGGTTGTTCAATTCGTCTAATTTGTCCTCTACCATTGAAATTCTATTTTACTCTGTGGTTGTGATTTCTCTTTGAAGTATTTCTGCAATATTCCAAATTCGGTATCATCTAAATCAAACCATTCTCCTCTAATTCTTTTACTTTGGAATTTAAAATGCAGAACCCTCTCAATGTTTCTGTAGTCTGGACTGTGAATAGCGTTTATAAATTTTAACTCGTATGGACAACCACTCTGCATTGTCGATAATCTCGCGTTATAATTTATCTTACTTATTCCAATTTTGTAAAAGGTCGTGTTTACGCACTTAATTAGATAAACGTAGCCATTTTCAAATTCTGGCTTTTCTTGATGGATTTTTTTATTTGACAGTGACTGAATTGAGTATCGCATCGATTCATCGCGATATTCAATATCTGAACGTACCCATAGATAATGAGTTCCTCGGTCAATTCCTACGCGCGCTGATGCTGCCTTTACATTTCCAAAATTCTCCTTTAAGGCTTGGAGCATTAGGTATTTTAAAGGCTTTGTTTTTTTCTGCTGCATCTTTTAGTTTAGTTAACTAACGAGTTCAGCCTTCTTTCCTGTGAAGTTCTCCCACGCTTGAATCACTACCGCTATTTGTGTGGTGTTTTCGGGTAGTGCGTGTTCCTTTACTTGGAGGGTGTGGTCTCCTAACTTCCACTTCTGGTCCTCCGTGTCCTTTTCGCGAACCTCGGTCTCTTCTTCAGGGGTCCACACATCCAGCCCCCAGTCCTCCAACTGGTTTGCGTCCCACTCATTCGCGAGGATATCCCAGTCCCATTCTCCGTACCCTACGTTATCCTTGATTATAAATTCTTCTTGCTGGGAATCGAGCCACGAAACTACGTGAACGGGAACCTCCCGCAGTCCGGCTTCTTTGCAGGCCCGTAGACGCATGTTTCCGCCCAATACAACCCCGTCCGGCGTGCAGACGATAGGCCGTACCTCTAACATCTGCGGGAACGCTCTAATCGACTGAACGAGTTTCTGGAATTTGTCGTCCTTGATTACTCGGGGGTTCTTCGGGTTTGGCTTGAGGGTCTCAAGCTTTGCCCGTTGTGGTCCAGTATTCCTCATTGTGCCAAATTTCGCCCATTACGTCCCTCGCTACTACTTCGAGCCATGCACGGTCTACGGAATCGGCCGGCCGGATGCTTTCCGTATACTGGCTATCTAGGTGGTACGTCGGTCTCGGTACGTACGAATGAATCTTCCCCTCCCGTGCGTACTTGAGTATTTGCGCCGCTATCTGCTGGCGTTCTTCTTTCGTGTAACTCACGGGTAATAGGATTTGCGAAGTAACTCGATACAGTGTATCGCTTTTTGCAGGTCTTCGTCTTTGCCTTTGAGACGGTGACGGGTTATGTATTTGATAGCCGACCCTTCGAGGAAGGTGAGGGCGTTTGCTTCGGCGTACTCCCACGGTTCTATCTGGAGGTTCTTGTAATGGTCGCCCCCGATTTGTTTCTCTTTCATTCTTCGAAAATTGCGATTACGACCACAGATAGAAAGCCTATCAGGAAGATAGCCAGAACGTTCATTAGGAGTTCCATTAGCCGCGTGCTAGTTCTTCTTTCATCCAGTCGTCGAAAAAGCCTTCGCGCCGTCCGAGGTTAATCCACTTGCGGAATCGGTCCTGCCTTCTGTTTTCGTTGTATCGCGGTTCGTATCCTGCCGGGACGGGGTAGAAGTCTCCCGCGTCGGACTGGTATACCATACCTGCATCCATTAGCCGCGAAATAGCGGAGGTTAGGGTTTGGTGTGGGTACTGCGACACGACTCGGAGGTAGTTTAGGCTTACTCCGGGTGTTTTGTCGATTAAGGAAAATACGTGGTAGACCTTCGGGAGGTCTTTACCGCTGGCTACCTGTTCGCGGTAGGCGTTAAGGGATAATTTGCTCATGTCTCTCGTTATTCTCCGCGGCGTGCGATAGCCTCCGCGAGTGAATGAATGTCCTTCTTTACCACGAGTTTAGTTCCGTCGGTAAAGCAGAGTTTAGAACCCGTACTACGGAGGGTGTGTTCCTCGAGTACATGGGTAACGGTGTCGAGGTTGACGTACACCAGTCGCGCGTCCTTATGTCCGAGCAGTTCCAACAAAATGTAATTATTCATGTTTCCTTGGTTAGGGGTTACCGCTTATTCGCGTAATAGGCCACGCGTACCTTTTCGCGAATCTGGTACTTGAAATCCTCGAGTATCCTTTCGAGGTCGCGTTCGAAATTCATGTCCTCGTGCCATTCGTTGAACGAGTCCGGACCCCGGTCGGGGATGCTGCTGCTCTGGACCCGTGGCCCGTCGGCGGTGTAGTGGTTTGGCATTAGTCGATGTCTTTTAATTCGGTTAGGACCTTCTTTGCTTTTTGCACGATTACGTAATCGATGCTGTTCATA